ACACCAGACTCTGGCTCTTTGTAATTGTACTTTAGTAACTTATGCATATAACCTTAATATAAGGAAATATTCTAACGATTCCTAATCATTGACTTAATTTCTTTTTCTGTTTTGCCGTATTTATATACAATGTCATATAACACTTCTGGAGCTTGTTCACACAATATTTCCACATATTGCGTAGCCTCTGCCTTAGACAATTCGAAATGTTCTGCCAATAGTTTTACTAAATCATTATTATACTTTGCCACTTTCTTACCTTTTATATATTTGAATCTGAATCGTTGTTTTGGTAACAGATCCAGATACAGTTTGTATACTTCTCGTACTGATAATGGACCTATAGTGTATTGCTGGAATGCATCAACATACTCTATCAGATCCTCGTTCATACTTAACCAACGATTGATGAGATATGGAGAGAATGATTTTCGATCAGCCTCTGATAATGATTCCCACGGTGTTTTCTTATATGTGATACCTGCTAAGTGATCAAATATAGTAGCTGTTTTAGCCATTTATTTGATTAAGAATTCCTCATTAATATTACCACAATCTGAACATCGGAATGTTGGGACAGGCATGATCTGTTCTTTACCGGTCGGCGATAACAATGCTGATACTCGTTTGAACGCATGTACCTGATTGAAATAACGACATCCACAATTAGAACATACGATATCAGTCATATCTTCTATCTTCAGTCCCATGGACCGGCCTACATTATCATCCTGCATATTGATTGTCTTACTCATAACTTCTATTTTATTTCATTTAACAATTTGATTAACATTGCCATGACATGAAGTTCCTTGTCGACAGCAAATGTGTCCTGATACTGAGCTTCTGCCAATATGAGAATGGCTGCGGCAATACTACCTTCTGCATAAGTATCTAGTTCATCAAATAAATATCTGTATAGGGCCGTAAAGTCTTTCACCTTACTATCATTAATCAATTGACGTGCATCTCTGAATGCAGTTTTCTTATCAGATGGGCCTTTCAAAATTTCCAACAACTTGGTCATGTAATTTGCCTGAACTAAACTGTTGTCATCTATCACCAATTGATTGTCGACAATCTGACTTTGACATGAATTCAATATGCGTCTAATGTCCGGATATCCTGAATTGATAACTGTGACCAGATCCTGGTTATCATACTTGATACCACGCTCATTCAAAATGTTCACAATGCGTTTAGCCACCTCTTTTCTATTAGGCGGCTCGATAGCAAATGCTTGACATCTAGACTGTATAGGATCGATAATCTTTTCAACATAGTTACATGTCAATATGAACCTACATGTCTTTGAAAAGGTCTCCATCAGATTACGAAGTGCTGCCTGACCATTAGGAGTCATGTAATCAGCCTCATCCAATATCACAATCTTCCAACGACGAAATCCTACTGTGCTTGCAAAATTCTTAATCTTGGTTCTAACTGTTTCAATGTTGTTTTCATCTGATGCATTGATATACATCACATCTGAATCAACTCCTTTTGCAATGATCTTTGCCAATGTAGTTTTACCTGTACCTGCTTGTCCATAGAATAATAAATGCGGGACATCTCCTGATTCCAGATAAACTTTCACTTTGCTGACAACATGTTCATTGCCAACATAACCATCTAACGTGTCGGGCCGAAACGCTTCAACCCATAGTGTATTCTCCTGATTTCCGAACATATAAACCTATTTTCCAGTTGAACCAAACCCTTCTTCTCCTCGCTCTGAACTTGATAGATTTTCCACCTCTAAAAGTTCTATATAAGGGATTGGCATAATAACTAATTGACCCACTCTGTCACCATCTGCATATCGCTTCAATGATGGCCAATGAGCTTCTTCTTTGAATTTGAATCTTAATTTGATCTCACCTCTGTAACCTGAATCAATCACGCCTACTGAATTTGCCAACATCAGATCCTTTTTGGAATTTGATGATCTAGGAAATATCAATCCTACATGACCTTCTGGAATCTCAATGGCAATACCCGTATGATATTCTGCAAAGTGATGACGTGTATCAATCTTATGCGTCACTGCAAACAGATCCATACCTGCATCACCAGGATTTGCATATGAAGGCACTTTGGCTTTTGGTGTCAATTTTTTGAACTTGACCTGCATTAGCTTACTTGTAATTGAACTAGGAAATATGTACACTCATAATCAGATCCGGTGAATGTGGCACGAGCCAATCCTGCTGCAGACACTTCCAACTTAGCCTGAGTAGCATCTTTGTTAGCCATCATCATTTCTTTTAGCAGTGATGCTGAAAAGCATGTCATACCCATATCAGTAGCATCATCAGCATCAATATTGAATTTAATTCTATTGTTATTGATAGTGGAATAATTGATAACCAACTCCGCCGTACCTGCACTAACATGCACTCCAAAATTATCAGCATCTGGAATGGCATTCTTTGCCTTAATGAACTTGTTACGGAAATCATCTGTGATAGGAATAGTCACATTCCAATCGGGCATGTTCTTCAGTTCTGGAACCTGACGGATGATGCTAAGATCTGCCAACATGAAGGTCATGTTAACTTCACCATCAGAGATAGCCAAACTAACAGCTTTATCTCCAACCTTGTTCACATCAATGTCCACATCATCTGATACGGCTGATAACATCTTTGTCAGTAATGGAGTAGCATAAACTCCTAATTCAGATGTTCCTAATTCAATGGAATCGCTTGTCAATGTTCCTATCACATTTTGATCATCTGATATGAACTCAATAGTACAACCGTTATCTGATGTTTTCCATTTCACAGAATTCACTGCTCCATTCAGATAATAACGATTGATAAAACTTAATAATTCTGTTTTCTTCATAATTATGTAACGTTAAAAAAATGGTTTAATACACTGTCGTTTGATATTTCTTGCGTCGAACTGTATTTCTTATATAAAGGCAGTGACTTCTCATAGATTTCATATGCCTTATCTGGATGTGCAAACATCTCTCTCATTGATGTCATTGCTCGATAAAATTCATTAGGGAGCATCAAACTTATTAATTCATCATGGCACTTCACTAGTTCTGTAACCTGACGAACCGTTTCATTGTAAACAATCAGATTGTTTATGGTCATCTTGTTCATACATGAAGCATCATATTTAGCTACATCGCCAAATGTGAAACCTTCAGCTACTGGATGACCATATGGATTAGGAACCGGATCTGTTTCTTTGTATGGTAAAGCATCACCTTTTGGAAAATGAAGTTGATTGAACACCATCTTACCTAATTGCGGTGAATGCAGATAAATACCATAAACAGGATACTGTCCCGGAGAACTTGAGTCAGTTGATATCTGAATTCTACCTCCGTAATATTCGTTTATCATTTTCTGGAAGTATGCCAATATGAAGAAGTCAGATACTTTGGAAATACCTAGAATGTGAATGTAACGATTTCGTTCTTTATCAAACTCTCCGTTCTGTAACATCACTGCAATAGCTTGCATTAATAACACAAGACCACTTTGAGTACCTCCGATACACCAACCATTGAAATCAAAATCAGCTACCTTCTTATACCAATACTCATACTCTGCCAAATTGTTACCTTGAATCACATTCAGGAAATCACACTTACCAGATTGATTGTCTGCAAAATATTTGAAGTTCTCATAACTGATATCTAGACACTCATAGAACTTACCCTCATACTTCACTCTCGGTGGAATATCAAGATTAACTCCGATATCACAGTTATTCTCCAACCAATGAAATATAGTTTCTTTGAACTCTGGCTTCCATTTGATTGCACCAGTAGCCAATTGGAATCCTCCAGAGTCGCCCATCACTTTCACATTGTCACCTAATCCATACTCCTTACGAGATTCAGGCTTCTTGTAATGATGACCTGCTGTGATCAGAAAATATTCATGACGCCATGGTTCTGGAAATTCTGGAGAATAGAATCTAGCCGGAATGCCAGGTGCTACCTCCTTGTCTTTCTTCGACCAACTAGCAAAACCTCCTGATGATAGTGATGGATAATATACTAACTCTTTCATTCGAAATCCAATGTTAACTGATTATTATATGCTGGTCCAGCAATTAAGGCTTCAATGTACTCCTTCTCATGCCAAACATTAAGTTCTTTATCAAAATCATTTGCCACAATAAATGCTTCTGTTCTGCGACCTAAATCAGAACGATCAACAATATGTGGATGTGCCATCGGAGCTTCAATCGCATCTTCAATAGTTTCCAGAGCATCTTTCACATCAAATGCCTTATACATACGTTTCGGTGTAATGAACTCAGGAAAACTTCTGAAAAATGGATATACAATGTCTGCCCCAAATGCTGTAGCTTCAATTGCTGTCCAGGAAACATAATCTTGAAGTGATGAATTGAACTGAATCTTACAAGTTGCTAATTCTGTATAATATTCCTGTTTAGTCAATCCACTCAAGAGTTTGAATCGAGGCTGACGCTTTGCCAATGCTTTGAGTTCGTCAATGACTCCTGGCGTCATACTTCTGAACTCCTTACCAGAGGTAGTGACATGCCATTCATAATCTGGACGATATGATAAAAAGGTTTCGGCAACTTTCATCATGAAATAAGGATTCTTTTCCTTATCTAATCGAGAAGAATAAACAATAACTTTCTTCTTCCCATAGTTACCTGCGGGCAGTTTAGTTAGAGTTGCGTCCTTATGAATAGGCAATGACACTACATGGATTGGAGCATTGAATCCTGCATCACGTAGCTGCTGTTTATGAATTGTACTGCCTACAAAGATACCAGACATTCGTTTGTCTAACCCAAGTTCATATTGTCTCATCCAATCTCGCATTGGATAAGTGAAATCATATTCATCAACTGACTGTGCATGTAACATGGCATACACTTTCACTTTGATACCATAAAGATCTAATGCGTACCATATGGCATCTAAACCAGGTGTCCAATAATCTTGCAGGAAGATGATGTCATTGTCTTTGACTTTACCTTCATTGATCATTTTCAGAAACTGATTGCATTGACTCAGTGAATATACACCTCGGCCAACTGCATCTAACACTGCGCCGACCTTTATTTCCTGATCAACCATTTCGCCTTCGACTTCTACGAAGTCCAAACGTTTTGAATATGGTTCGAATGCTTTAGGCATCCACTCTTTGCAAAGCTGATATGTATATCTAGCTTTCAATGGCTCTAAGCCGAAGTAAAATAATTTTCTTTTCATAATGCTCTATCAAATTTATAATCATCTGGTGTCACATGCTGCATGTTCTGTATACTTGTACAATACAATGAATAATCTGCATACAACACTTTGATGCTGTCATTTTCTTTCAACAAGGATGCATCCTCCGCTTCCATCATGAACATGATATGAGCATATACTCGTACCATGGCTGGAATGTATTTTAGCATGCCTGGTTGCACTTCTATGGTAACCGGAACCTCCTGAACTATCATCAGATTCAATAACCAATCCCAATCCAATGGAGATGTCTTATCAATAAGCTGTCTAGTTGCCGGCGTACATATGTAGATATGTGGGGCATCCGGACGCTTAGGCGTTTCTGGAGTGAAGTTTCCAATGAAGAATGTCATGATGTCTGTGAATCTACCTTCACATTCTTTTCCGTACCAATAATCTTTTATTCCTAACATAAACTAAATATAAGTTAAATAATTCAATTATCCTAACCAAATGAGAAGAATTTTTGCAAATTGTTGTTATCTGGTATCTTACCCCAATTCAATGCACCATAGAAGTCATCTAATTTGTTCTGAAATGCTGATCTGAATATCTTGTCATGATCAATGTACTGATCGACGTAATCATGAAGAGCCTCCGGATCTTCATTGCCTTTCAATGCCATCACATCTAGACGTAAAGGATTATTCTTTAGATATGTCCATCTAATCTTTTCGCCATTCACAATCTCTCTAACATTAAACACATTATGATAAGTCAACATGTCATTGTAATTCAAAGCTGCTTTGGCATGGACAGGTGTTCCTTTTAGCCGCGGGGCAAATGTATCTGCATTTTTAATTTGATACTTCTTAACATTCTTTATACCTGTAGGAAACATGATCTGATCTATGGTCATACCTTTAATGTCATCTTTGAACTTCAATATCTTGGCATCCAGATCATTCTTCTCAATGTCATTCAGAATATCCTCCAGAACTTCGGCCATGAAAGATCGGAATGCAGGCGGGAATGAAGATCTTACCACATCCAATCCTTTCACATCTAATCTGGAAATGGTATGCCCTTCCTGATTGATCAACCACTGCGCATATCTCTTCTTAGCAATCCAGAGACCTGCCTTTGCAACAAACTCCTGCTTGATATCAAATCTATGTTTGTCTACATGATGGAACCGTTTAGCATAGATGTCATAAGCATTGTTAATGAATGTCTGCATTTCAGTTGCAATCTCAATGGTTCGATCAGCCATCCACTTTTCATCAGTCTCATCAAATGTTTCAAACCGTTTCTCGATCAGAGGCAATGATGAGAAGAACACTGAATCAGTATCAATGTATATGTTATAATCTTTCTTCACTCCAAGTTCATTCTCATAGAACTTGTTACCAATGTCTGCAGTGAACTTGATCAACTGCTGACCTGTACTTGTAATGGCAACAGCATTGTCAGGATCAAAAAATCTAAAAGTTGGATTACCTAATACTCCATAGAATGAATTCAAAAGAATCTTAGTTACTAATTGCATACGATCGAAGTATTCAGCCTTCGCTTTATCACCTTCCTTCTCATATTTCTTACGCAGATTCTTATATTCAACTCGCTCATTGAACCAATTGTCGAGAATAGTTGGCAGAAAACCGCTCAACTTCTTATCATAGATGACGCCATTAGCTGCAATAGAATAATCATTATCATCCAGATACTTTTTCAGTTCGGCTGTATCTTCCCAACCATTCCATCCATCAGTGTAATGTTGGCCCTTACCTTTAACATAACTGTTACCATCAAAATTATCTATCTTAGTAACTTTGGTTTCTGGTGATATGTTCAGAGTCATAATAATGGACGGGTATAGAGATGTCAAATCTAAATCATATACCCATTTATATCTACCTGGATTAGGAGGTTTCACATATGCTCCTAACAGATCTAATGGTTCTGAAGAATCTCTGGTTGCACGTGATGGTGCCACAATGTTCAAGCGTTTTAGATATGTGAGAGCAGCTCCATCTAGATATCTGGTTGCAAATATGAAATCATCATATGCAACATGTCCTTTGTGACAAATACCTCTTGCAAGATCAATCAATTTCATTTTCTCATCGAGCTCATAGACTAGATCCACATCTGTCATGTTGTAATCAATGAACTTCATGATATCATCTCTCATCAGATCATCCAATGAGCCATCATACTTCACTTTTCCTTTGCCTAACTCTTTCTGCGAAATGGCTTCCAGAGAATAACTGCTCTCCTGTGAATATGTGAAGTTCTTATACAATGCCATATAATCTAGACTTGCAACACCTGAAATTCGATAACGATTTCTATGCTTCATCCAGATCACATCTTTGATAGGAGATAACTGCCTCGCGCGAGATTCTCCCAGCAATTTACTGATTCGATTGAACAAATAAGGAACGTCAAAGAAGTCAATGTTCCAACCTGTTATGATGGTCGGTTGTATCTCAACATATTTTCTGAGAAACTTGTCTAACAATTCATGCTCTGTAGCACAAGACACAACTGTTTTATTATCAATGATCTGGTTCTCTACAGTACCATCCGGATCTAAAATCCATACCACTCGTTGTCCTTTCGACGCATCTAATATTGCTATAGATGTGACTGCATTCTCTGCAGTCTCTGGAGTAGGAAACTTATCTGTAGTATCAACCTCAATATCAAAAAACAATGTTCGATGACCAGTTGATATTTCATCTGAATCAGTATACAGATCTATCAGAGTTCTCGTCTCTGGACTTATATCTGATTCGTATAAACCAGGTTCGCCTCTTTCAAATTCAAATACCTTTTCTACCTGCTGCCCATCCAATGCCACATACTTACCATATCTGCTTTTGCGATAAGCATATGGCTTGTATTTGATCTTCTTGTAACCTGTAGTGTCATCCCATAAATGTATGGTGTTATCACTTCTTCTATACGATATTGCTTGATACATTAAACTATGTGTATATCCTTTAAGTTTCTATTCAGTGAATTATTGTCCATACCATATCCATACGCCCAATCATCACCTATTTCAAATCCATAAAAATCTGCTCTCTGTGGGCCATTCTCACGCTGAAGTAATGCCACAACACGAACTTCTTCTGGTAACATTTCATTTACTCGAAGTACAACTTCCAACATGGTGTTACCTGTGTCCAGAATGTCATCAATAATATATGCTCGTTGACCACGGATATGCATTTCCATATCTTTGGTAAATATCACTCCTCCAGAATTGTCTTTACCTACGTATGACTTGGCTCGAACAAAATCTACCTGCACATCTAAATTCATCTCTCTGATCAGATCTGCAAAGAATATGCTAGCCCCGTTCAACACACATACCATAACTGGAGGATGTTCATTACCTGAACTTCTATGGTCCTCCACAATTTCCTGTGCCAACTGTTTTACTCTGGCTTTGATATCTGCCTCTTTAATTAGTACCATAACCTCTGACAAATTCGTAATATTCATTTCTGGTTGCCGAATCATCTTTAAATGCGCCAGTTAACTTACTAGTCTTCATACTAGCGCCTCCATGCTTCACACCACGACATTGCACGCAATTATGAGTGGCTTCTATCATTACTGCCACACCTGCATTGTCTTCTATGATGGCATCAACGGCATGATGTATTGCAACAGTTAATTGTTCCTGTATAGCACCTCTTCTACCAAAATGCTCTACCAATCGATTCAGCTTTGATAATCCAATCACTTTACCATCTTTACCTGGTATGTATGCAACATGAACCACTCCCATGATAGTTTGATGATGATGCGAACACATGGAAGTCAAAGGAATGCCTCCTTCAAACACAATACCATCATAACCATCAGATGGGAATGTAGTTATCTCAGGTGGGGCATCATATCGACCTGCCCAAAGATCTCTCACATATGCTTTTGCAACACGATACGGTGTTTTATCTGAATTCGGATCATTGCGCCAATCCACACCTAATGCATCTAAGAATTTACCAAATGCCTCTTCAGCATCTGCAATCATTACCTGCTTCTCTTCTTCTGTTAAAGGCCTACCTTCGGCTGCACCATTGGCATAACCGGCCTTTACTAGTTCTAAATTTACTTTGTTTTTACACATATAATTCTTCAGTGTTTTTATTACGAATTATTAATTTGATACCATTACCACTTCTGCCTCTCTAACTAAAACATATGTCTCATCATCGAATGACACTTCATTGTCTCCTTTTAACCATCGTGATGCAACTAATACTATATCATCAACTTTACAAGTCATTGGAATTCTGTCTCCTGTCTGAGTAAACAATCCTGGACCAACAGCTATGACATCTGCATATTCATAATTGTTAGACTCAGTGGTCAGAATGATACCACCTTTAGTAGTTTCTTGACCTTCTTGCTTCTTAAGGAGAACATAATCGCCCATAGGTTTCATTTTCATACTCGTTCCTTTATACTATAAATTTAAGAAATATTTGGCAATTAACCAAATTTATACACATCTTTCTGTACCAAAAGCCATGATATGACTTCTTCCAGTAAACCTCCATCCTCTATCTCTAACAAAGTTCATTACTACAGGATAAGATTCTTGTAGAGCAGGAATGTCATCACCAGCAGGCATACACCAAATCTTCTCATTTGGTATCTCTAGATCTTTAACGAACTCTTCTACTTCTGGGAGAATGCTAAGTTCTTTATCTAATACAGGTTTGATATGATAATCTTTATGATATTCAATAGAAGCTTTGATTGCTTCTTTATTACATCTTTTACTGTTATGTTTGATAATCATTTTCTCATCTACTATTTCTCCCAACGGTGTCTTAGCTCCTACTACTGGAATAGAATTACTAAACTTAGGTGAAATGGATAATAGATCAATAGGATAATCAGTTTCTAGGAAATGTGATCCTTCTGTTTCAATAGTAATAAAGATTCCTCGCTCATGAGCAAAATGAGTTAATTCATTTACTAAAGCAGGATGCATTGTAGGAGATCCTCCTGTTAACATCATTTCTTTGATATGAGGATTATCATCATACATCTTAATAATGTCGTTAAAACAGAAAGTGCCTTTTTCCGGATGGATAGATGTATACCAGCTATCACACCATCCTCCTTCACCAAAGAAGCATCTATGAGTACAACCTGATGTTCTAACTACAATAGTTGGATAACCTTGTCTTGAACCTTCAGATTGGACTGCAGTATAGAGCTCAAGTACCTGTAGAGGTTTTTCATAACTTCTTAATCTTTTACACTTCATATATTGCACTATTTTTTTCGTGTTCTCTAACTTCCACAGATGCTACTCGACATCTGCCATTCGTATCTTTTGTTACCCATTCATTGAGTTTATGATAGAAATATTCTGCAAACTTCTCTGCACCTACAGAAGGTATCACTCGTAACTGAATAACTCCTTCGAAAGCCATCTTCTGAAAATCGCTCAATGCAGGATCATCCTCTGCTATGATAACTGTATGATCTAACATGTATGATAACCACTCTTTAAGATTCATACCATCAATACATTCTTCAGATCTTTTTGCTCTGCCGAAATCAACTACCCAGTTTCTAAAATCCAAATCGCCCTCGTATGTCACTTTCAGAGACACTGAATATCCATGGAGATATTGACAATGCGTATCAACTGCTTTCCACTGCCGGAAGCAAGTAGAATAGCCATCATATATTTTTGTAGATCTAAATCTTTCCTGCATACTGTAACAATTTATATACTATGAAATTCAGTGAAGCAAAACCGCCCACCAATAACGTCCAAATGTTCACATGACCTTCGCCACATAAACCAAAAACATGTCTCAGAAATTCTGTCATTGCGTTTCTTCATATGGTATCAACTCAATACCATCTGTTAATAAATACGATGTAGACTCCAAATGAAGTGGTTTGGCCAATGACCAGTCATCACTCCATTGAAAAACGCCTTTCATCATACCAGTATAAACTTTACCCATTGCATTCACAACTGCATATTGTTTATCACTACTATACATACACTTTAAATATAAGAAATTTTTTGCAATGAACCAAATCAATATTCACCATAATGTGTCCAAGCCAACCAATACTTTCTGCCATTCATTCGATATGATGACACCTTATCAAAATCAGCATCATAGCTGGTCATCTCATTGAGCATCTTATGCTCATTGTCAAAGAAAGTGAAATTGTCTGGACTATCATATTTGGATTTGATACCACCCGGTGATGATTTATGTTCTCGACCATTGAGCAGATCAAAAAACATATCTTTCAAAGCCAATTGGTCTCGACGGTCCATAGATTTGCGATCAAACGCATAACGCACATTCTTGTAACTAATATTTCTTCTTGCCATTAATTTAATTTATACCTTAATATAAGAAATTATTCTGTAATATCAAAGTCTTTTTTTACTTTTAAATGCCTGATCTAATCCGAAATATTTGGATTTGTAATCGCCTTGGTCATCAGCATTCAAATTCATCCATTCAGATTGATGTCGCATTAACAGCTTTGCAAAATGTTCCCAATCAGTTGCCAACACTCGCTGCTGCATATCATACAAATGATCTTCAAGTTCAGTCCATTCATATGCCAAAAAGTCCCATTCCCAATGCACCAACTCTATACACTCATGTTCTGTCATATAGTCAATGCAGAAATCTGTACCCCACTTTCTGAATGCATGAGCGAACTTCCAAAGTTCTGGTCTTGTTCTTGCAGCTTTCTTTACCTGCTCCAAAGCATCTCCGGCCAACTGATATGCAGTGCAGCAATATGAATGATCCAGATAAATGTTGTCATGGTAATCAGGCTGATCGAACCAAGGTAGTATAGCAGCATGCCAACTATCATCTCCTCCCGTTTCCTTTGCTATCACATCCTTTTCAGTGAGTGCAATGCCTTGAGCCTTGTAAAACTCTTGCTCTATAGGTAGAAGTTCATAACCTTCTCTGTCAAAATTATCTAATCTGCAACTATGGAGCAGTGACTCATCTTCAATCGGTGTTGTTAAGAAACAATCTTTAACAAGCTGAACGTTATGTAGTTTGAGCATTATTTTATCCTACTATCTGATGCACTGAATTTGGATTTTTCAAAACCTTTATAACTCAATTCACCATTAGTGGACTTCACTCTACCTACAATGTTACCAACCATATCACCGCCGGTCAGTTCATAAATCATTTCAATGATGGCTTCCTTCTTTTCCAGATCAACTCTGGCTTCTACCATTGCCTGACCTTGATTCACAATCAGATCAAAATCACCAAGATCCTTCACATTATAGATGAAGTAATGTTTGTCATCTTCTGTTTTCTGATATTGAAATGCATATTTGTTTCCAAATCTGCTATTGAAGTACTGCACATACTTTTCTGCTTCCGTAACTATGTTAGCGTCGAAGCTTTCCTTTATAAGAGATGTTAATTTGAGAGCCATTTTTATAATAAATATTATGTTAAATGTACTATCATCATGCCATAATTCTTAGGATCTGTTTCTCCTGTGAGCTGATATTCTGCCAACACTTCATGCACTTTTATCTTCATGTCTGAGCTGTTACCTGTTATGATGAATGCCTGATGTGTACCTGTCAACAAAGCATCTCCCAGGAACATGTCCATGGTTCTACGCACATCTCGATGTCGAACGCCATGTAGATCCAATTCCATTGTCTTCATATTATTTACCTAAGTTTGTATTACCTTTTCGATGTTTTGGATAATATGGACAATTGCGACACTTCAAACCACAACAATAACCTCTCGCTTTGAGCTGTTCTGCTGTCATTGGTCGCAATTGACTCACTTCTTAATCCTAGTAAACTGATAACCATTGTACTGTTTATTACTCCGTTGCCGATTTATAACCGTATCATTTTTTATCGATCTAGATATATCTAACATATTAAGACCGGTATCTGCTATCACATCTTTTATAAAATCATATTCTCTAATCAATGTATCATTGTGGTATAAATAAATTATACCTTTATAATTCGAGTTATTTTTTCCTGATGCATTCTTACTTCTCATAGCCCGGGCCTTTGGAGTATTGCATACTTCTTTCATAATTTCACTATGTCGTTGATAATACTCCGGTGTCCTAGCTTTAGACAATCCATCTTTCACTTTCTTCACATATTCAGGATCTTGCCAAAGAGCCTTTGTGTTCTTTGAATGTAATTCTCTATTTTTAGCATTTGCACGTTTAGAACTCATAGATATTTGCTTTCGACGTATTTCCTTAGCTTCTGATGTTAAATTAGTAAATGTATCCCCACCTTCTCCACCTAGAGTTAGGTTATATCCATTTTTTACAGAATCATATTCCCGTATCATCTCTATTTCATCAACATCAATCGTTTTCATAGTACTATGTTTAATAATATCAAAACTAAAATTATGAGAGCCGTATTTACGCAATGCATTTAATAATGGTCCTTTTCGTTCCGTTTTCAATGCATTGCGTAAATGGCTTTGCCAACGCTGCTTAACATTTATAGATTTACCTATATAGCATTTACCGTTTATCTTATTTTCAATTTTGTATATTACTGGTTCCATCAATTATATATATTGAGAAGGAACCTGTGACATTATCTAAACGATTTCGCATCCGTTTGCCCCACAAGCAATCTCACCTTTCAGATCTGTCTCATCTTCTGTTTCAACAATTCTTGAAAGATCCACATCAACAAGGCTCTGCATTAACTGATCATATTGTTCTTCTGTGATGTCTTCGAATGGAGCCTGCTTATAAGTACCTCCCATATAAGGTAGTACTGAGAGACCATTATAAAATTCGCGGTTCTCCCACATCCAACTGCCTACAGCATCCCATTCGTGTTCACGCACTGAAATGGTGGCTGAAATATTATGGCTGTTAGCACCTGTTCTATGTCCTGGACGAATCCAATCCTTTGTGACATGTTTCACTCGCTCCAACAATTGCAGAGGCGACTCTGTTCTAAGGATTGCCGTCTCAGGAGATTTCTGTGGTACTGATATCACAGCAGTGTCATGCGGTCTGAAATATTCATCTTCAATAAGCTCTGGATGATTTTCTACCAAATAAGAATAAATTGCTTCATTCTTGCCAACACGTACTCTTCTGATATAGAAATCGTTATGCCATGCATGAATACCTGATGATGTTCCCAATGTCAATGATGTGGTTCCTGCAGGCTTAACTGTGGTACATCTTGCTGCTTTGTTGATACCGATGAGACCAGCAACTCTAACGTTCTCATCTTTCACAACCTTAGCAGCTTCCTTCATGTTATAATCTAATATAACACCGGAACCAATACCTGTCATTGATATACCTACCAATGCATCCTTCTCAGTGGTTCTTTGCCATACTGGACGCAGATAATGAAAATCTGTATATCCTGCTTGCAATGTTCCTATCAGAGATGCTGCACGTACTCGCTCATTCAGATCTTCCTGAGATTCAATGTTGGAAACATTCACTTCAGTTAAATTACAAAACTGGAATGGTCTCAGTCCAATCTCACAACATGGATTTGTTCCCCAATCTTTGTCATTAGAAAGATAGATGCCAGGTTCGCCGGCTCCACTCAATTCAATACGCTTCCAAAGATCCATAAAGAAATCTTTTTCCAAGCGATGGCGAAGTAACACAGCCGAATTGTTGGCACGACCTCTCTGTGGATTGTTCTCCCACCAATTACCAGACTTGCACCCAATCATTTCATCATCATCTGCTGAGAACAAACTGATCAAAGCTGCTCGACGAATACCTCCTGCCAACACTGCATCTGCAATGTGACAAATGATGTCATGCACTTCCAATGGCGTCAATTTTTCACCGTTCTGCTTTTCATTCAAGATGCCCTCCACTTTTACTAAGCATTCTCTCAGCGGCTGTGGTCCAGGTGCCTTACCTCCTGATGTTATGAGTCTAGCACCTTTTGGTCTGATGTCTGAAAAGTCAAACTTGATCTTTGATCCACTATAGAAATACGTTTTCACTAACGCTTTCACTGCATCAGCCCAACCTTCAATTGAGTCTGCAATCAGGAATCTTCGTGTACGAGCTGGATTAGGTTTGTTGATTTCAGGTAGTTTGTCTACATGGTGACGCTGAACTGAATATCCAACTCCTGTACCTCCTAACAATAGGAACATCACTTCACCAAATACTCTCCAATCATCAATTGGTGCAAATGCACAATTGTATACACGGTTAGGTGATATCTCAATAGGCTTACCAGCAAACTGCATACTACGCATTGATGGTAAAACTTTCTTGTCATATACTAATTTATATGCCGTTTCAATTGCTTCTGACAATGCAGGGTATTTTTTCAAATGCATTGCCTTGTTCCGATCCACAAGTTCTGACCATGTCTCTCTCCTGTTCTTTTCAGGGAGGAACTTGGCATACTTCATGTGTACGGTGATATCACTGAGTATCTGGGTAGATATATCCATGAATTCCTAATTTTTTAATGTTATTTAATAAAGTGTTCGTCGTAACTAATTTGGCGTAAAAAGAACGATTTACTGCAATATATATACGTCATGAGAGCGTAGAATAGCCATTTGAACAACAAAATCACCCGAAATCTTTTCCAATTGTTTCATTGTATTTTCGGGCAAGCAATTGTCTAGCCAACGTATTCCCATTATCCATTTGCTTTTGCGTCTGTTGACCATTAATGGACGTATCCGTATATATGTTAAATTGCCCGTTACTAAGATTCATCTTGCTTGGCAGTGTGATACCATCAGGACCAAAACGATTCTTGATGATGTGCCAACGACCTGTACCGGCCAATTTATCCTCAACCTTTCTAGACAATGATATGATGAAATCTGCAACCATCACTTTACCATATGACTCAGCAACTTTACTTGCATCAATCACATCTTCCTCCAATGCAGATCTGTTTGCCTGAGATGCTGTCCATACTGGCAATTCATATTCGCCGGCCATACCTCTGAGATCTTCATATATACTTTCCAGCTCATGTCGTTTCTCTGTTCCATTACCTCTGAGCAGATCAGCATAATCCACAATTATCACATCTGGTTTCTTACCTTGCATTATACATTTCTCAACATGAGCTCGAATACCTAGTACTGATGTACTCTTAGTAGGATAATGTTTGATGATCAGTTCACCATCTATTTTAGACAATTTCTCTTTCACTTCAGACTGATAATGTTTCAGGTTCTGATTTGCAATACCAGTTATCACAGAGTCATATCTGAGACCTACATATGCTTCATTGAGCTCCAATGTATAATGTAGCACTGTCTTGCCTTTCTTCACAGCAGATGCTCCTATGTTCATCAATGCCCACGATTTACCAATACCGGCCGGGGCAACCATCACTCCTAATTCTCCTTTGCCTAGACCACCATCTACAAGATCATCTATCACGTCCCAACCAGTTGATTGTACATGTCGAACAGCGTCTGTATAACGTTCTTCAATAGCAGTCATGTAATCATGTCCGATGTCCTTATCTGCCCCTGCTTTCAGAGCATCATCAATCTGCACCTTGATATCATCATAACGACCATGTTTGAGCAATTCAACACTGCTCATGATGGCTTTTTTAATCTCCTGATTCTTACAGAAGTCCAAAGCCTGTTCCTTTATGAACTCCAAATCATCCGACTCAGTATACTTCCAAGCATCTTTCAGATGTTCTTTGATCTGTGTAGCAAGTACATCATGATCAACATCTTCCAATTTCACTTTCATCACATCCAGAGTCGGAGATGATTTGTGTTCCAAATGATATTTCAGAATGATATCGACTATCCATTGATTAGCTTCCGATTCAAAATATTTCGGAGAAAGTATGTCTGCTATTTGCTGTAGGAATGTCTTATCAGTCATCAGTGATGTGATCACCTTGATCTGAAATGAATATCCGTAACTTGATAATCGATCTGTCATTTACATAATATAATAAAATTTTTCAAATAATCAAATGCTTCCATAAGCATTTAGTGACATAAATGATGAATTCAGCCAACTGTCCAGATCTTTGATAACCGTGTACATCTTATCACGCATGAACATCTTCTTGAACTCCAACACATCCAGTTTCTGAATGTCCTGTTTACACATATTCAAAGCCAACATTTTGGCATTACCATGAATGTCCACTTCTTTGAGTTGCATCAATCTGTAATTCAGATCCAACTGATCTTTAGCAGCTGCCAACGTGTTCACAACTTTGTATTTGGAATCTTGTTGCACTGCATAGTCAATGATCTCATCAACTGACACTTCTCGGTCCTCTGTCAACATTGGAAAATACTTGATCAGTGATTTCAGGCCTACTCCTTTGATACCCTCAATATTATCCGATTTATCCCCCGTTATCGCCCTGTACAAGAGGTAGTTCTTTTCATTTATACCTATTTCTTCTTGTAGAAGACTTGGAGTATATAAGCGCTTTTTGATAGGGCTCCATACATTGATTCTGTGATTAACTAACTGCAGAAAATCTCTGTCTGTGGACACAATTGTACACTTCTGATGATCTTCTGTGTACACTTCATTTGCAATGTATGCAATGATGTCATCTGCTTCCACATTGTCAATGGACATGGTGGTAACTGGTAAACAGTTCAGATATTGTATCATTCGGCCAAATTGCCGGCGCATACTTTCCTGTTCATCCTCCAATGAAGCAAACTCCTGATATCTGTTGAAAGCAGTTTTGTTTGCTCTATTGGCCTTGTAGTTCGAGTAAATGCTCTTTCTGCGCTTGGAACCTCCCTTACCATCAAACACAATGATACATCTGGTTGGTTTCAGTTGTCGTATCACTGCACCTATTGATCTGAGAAATCCAGTTACTCCGCCAATATGTTGTCCATCATCATTGAGAGCAGGAACGGCAGAGAACACTCTGATGAAAGTGTTCAATCCGTCTATAACCATTATATGAGAATTCTTATCTCTACCCGTTCCATCCTGCCGTTCCTGCTCAATCTGCTGCAGCAGCTCTTTATACCGTTTCTGCATTAACCTTCTTCATTAACAAACTCTTCATCAATCTCGATGTCATCTACTCCAAAATCTTCTCCTGGCTTGTACTTCAGGATATATGCTTTGCAGATGGCATCATAGATCTCTTGTTTTAATCCATCTTCTTCAGCTATTTTCTTCTCAAAATCTTTTGATAGAAACTTCACATCAGAACCATCTGTTCGAGTATATGTATACCATGCACCGGACTGATTAAGCAGTTTGTAGTCCTTCATAACATTTAGCCATCCACCATAATTGTCAATACCTGACTCAAAATAGATGTCATAATCGATTGACTTCAATGGCGGCCCCATTCTGTTCTTCACAACCTGAACTCTGGTCTTGATACCAATGACCTGATCAACACCATCCTTCTTCATTTTGATCTGTCCTACTGATTTCAGACGTAATCGAACTGAAGCGTGGAATGGAATGGCCTTACCACCTGATGTTGTATACGGATCACCAAATGCAACACCAAGTCTTGTTCTGAGCTGATTTGTGAATAACAAACAGATCTTTTCACGACCAATCATGTTAGTGATCTTACGCATACCTTTGCTCAGAATGATTGCCTTGGAAGTGGCATAACCATCCTTGTCAAATTCTTTGGCCATCTCAATCTTAGTGGATGCGCCCATCACTGAATCAACAACAATGGTAACGAGTCTGTCCTTACTGCTATTTCGAACACCTACAACAATGCTTTCAATTGCTTCAAAAACATCTTCAATGGTGTCCAAAGGCACATACAACATCTTCTCAAGATCCAGACCAATGGCTTCCAGAAAATCACGGCTAACTGCATTCTCAGTATCAATATATACTGCCAATCCTCCTTGTTTCTGAGTACTAGCCAATGCATGAGCCGCTAACAGAGACTTGCCAGATGCTTCCAATCCTGTTATCTCAGTGATACGTCCGACCGGGAAACCTCCATTCTCTCTGTTTGAGATTGCAAGATCCAACATATCAGATCCTGTTGGAATCCATCCTCGCACTTCTGAGGGCGAATCAGTGTCCTGGTTAAGAAAGTAAGCTGTCTTGTAGCCAGTATTCTTAAACTTCTTGTTTATGGCACTGGCGAGTTCTCCAGCCAGAGAGTCCTGTAACTCAACTTTAGACTTCATAAGTCCTCCTTAATTAATCGTTAAATAATTCATCAAATGCTGATGACACATCATCAACACGATTTACCGTTGAAGGCACTTCACCTTCTTTTGGTGGTGGAGGAACTCCATCCGAACTAGCATCAGATGATGCTTCTTCTGGATTCAACCATGTCTCCAAAGCTTCTTTGAGTTCATCATATGTTGGTTCCTTGAAGATCTCTGTGAGAGCCTGCTGATTCTTTGCAATCTGCTCAGCAACATTTCGATCTTCAGTCATTGGAGAAACATTTGGTTTCACTCTGATAGCTGTCTTAGGATATGATCCTGGGCCTTCTGCCGGAGTAAACTCAACAACAATGTCACGTCCTCCCATTGGATCTGTGATGTCACCATAATCTGGATCTGCAATGAATCCTAGAAGTTCAGTGTACACAGTTTTTCCAAAGCCCCAAAATTTCACACCTTCAGATTCTTGGCCTCGAACGATGATTGGTGCATACACACGCATCTTCGGTTCCATCTTTTTGCCAAGTTTCCATTCATCTGAATTACCTGAAGCTTTGAGTTTCTCAGTGAACTCTACAACTGGATCAGCCTTGCCGAATGTCGTAGGAGACAGAAAGTTCTTCTTGCCTAAGTTGTAATGAAAATAAAGTTCCTGGAATGGGTTTGCTCGATCATGCTGATAAGGCACAATTCGAATAACCTGCTTACCCGGTTCTGGGCGCCATAATGTTTGACGGCGGTTGCCTGTCGTTTGAAGTTGATTAAGCTTCCTTTTAATCGCATCTAAATCAATTGCCATTTTTCAATTCCTTTTTTGGTTAAACAATAAAATACTAATCAATTCTTAATATAAGTGCTTAGATTCAAATATCCAAGTCTTTTAGTGGTTATTTTTCAATTATTTTTACAAATATAAATATGCTTAAACATCCAATCGTTTGAGCATTTTCAATTTGATTTGTCTGAGTTGATCACCGTCCGTTAACAACAGAGAGTTTCTGTAGAGTTGCCATGGAATGATGAAACTCTTGTCAAGAACACCATTGTTACATTCCTTAATCACTGTATTGAGAGCATTGATACTATACAATGTATTGCTCTCCTTCTTTCTGTGAATGGAAATGGTGTTAGCAGATCTTCTAGGCGATGGTAACACAATGTTGTAGGTTATGTACAGATCATCTGGACGCTCCTGATCACAGAACAGAAACATACGATTCTCACT